TTGGAAAAACATGACTTCCATGCTGAATGATCCATTCGCCTTGCTCGCGTGTTCGCTCTGGAATTCCACCTGACTTGGTAACAGTGCCATCGCCATTATCAATGACAATGGCGCCAGATAGACCCCTCACGAGAAAGCGCTTTCAATCAATATCTCTGCACTCTTGCGTGGATCATTTCGTGTCCTAAGTACTTCGCGGTTGTGCTTTGCGATACTAAAGCGATCAGCATCTGAAATCTCAAGACATTGTTCAAACGCTTCTTTGCACTTGCGAATAATCTCAAGGCCGTCTTCTTTAACCAATCGTGATTGCGTTGGCGATCCTTTGTACCAGTCAAGAACAAGCATTCTGAACTGTGGATCAGATAAGTGACCTGGGACAATGCACATTGCACCAGCGTCTGCTGCCTCGAGCGACGAATACTCAACAAGTCCTCGTGCAAAATTGTGCGCAGTAAGGTTCATGTGAACACGGAACCTTGATGCAATAGCTGCTGAGTCCATGTAGTTTCCAAGATAGCGAACTAGCGCGTGTCCAGGAATTCGTGCGTCCCACGGGTAAGGCGTGATGATGTTTCCATCAGCGCCCTTTGTTGGATCAACACGCTGAGCATAGCGTTTTGTCTGCGCTCCAAAGTGGTCACGAAGTTGCTCGTAGACAATGTATGTTGGCGATGGACCAAGCCCTACTGAACACGATCCCCAGATTTCAACAGTGACGTGCTCTGGAAGCTGTGCGCCGGCCAATGCAACAACTGGCTGTCCCTTGTTGTATATGAAGCGCCCAGAGGTGCCAACAGTCCAGTCATTTGTTATCGGCGCGTCAATGTCAAACTTTGGAATGTATGGCATGCAGCCTTTGATCCAGTCCATTGACTTAAAAAGCTCATTGCTATCTCGAGCAGAGTCATCGCTCATCGTGACGAGTTTTGCGCCTCGTGACGGCGACTCAAGAAGCTGCGGCACGAATGGAATGTCTTTTTCTGGATAAAACGATCCATGAAGTGACGTAGTCCACTTTGTCTTTGTTCTGCGCAATGCATCAACGTATTCTGGAAGCACTGGCTGGCCAGTCTTCGCGGATTCTTTGATTGCTGTTTTGTCGTGCAATGGCACCTTAATTTCAGGAAGCACAATCATGTCATAGGTGTCAAGCGTCTCAACAAGATGCGCTGTCTTTACAACAACATCTGGCGCTTCACTCCACCATCGGCCACCTGGTTGTGGCTTTCCCCAAGATGCTCGGGTCTTTCCACTCTTTGTAAACGAAACAACATCGCACTCATGTCCGAGTTGTTGAAAACCATATCGTAAGCGAAATGCCCAGGCTGTTGGTCCTTTTACCCCTGGCTCTGGTTCAAGAATTGCTACGCGCATAAATCTCTCCGTTGTGTTAGTCGTGTGTAAATGATATCACGATTCAATCATAGAGGGCGTGCCTATCTTGCGACAGACACGCCCGCCTATGAACAATATGTTCTGACTAGATCAGAACGGTGCTGGCGGCGGAGTGTCCGTCGCTGGAGCAGGTGCTGCTTCCTGTGGAGCAGGAGCCGCTGCCGCTGGTGCAGGAGCAGGGGCCGGTGCCGGTGCTGGAGCAGGAGCAGGTGCTGGAGCGGGCGCTGGAGCAGCTGCAACAGTAGGTACTGCAGATGCAGCATTAGCTACAGTGTAGTACGCCTTGATTTCATTCTTCTTCTGACCTTGCCAAGTGCGTGAACCGACTTGTGCACGGAAGAACTTGCTCTTCATTGCAGCTTCAATTTGCGCGTTGGTTGGGCTTGTTGCGAAGAACTCACGGCCGAGACCAAGTGCGTTCATCTTACGGAAGAAGATTCCGAGTGCTGTTGGGTTGTCAGTTGAAACAACAAGGTTGTCCCAGACAAGACGCTTTGCGTGCGCACCAGTCTGGACCTGTGCCTTGACTTTGAACATTGTCTTTCCTGATTGCGAAACAGCAGCTGTGGCTTCAACGATTTGAAGATCGTAGTCGCCATCCGGTAGTGGATCAAACCCACCAGCGGTATCGCCTGCTTCTTTGATTAGGTCGCCCCAATTGAGGGTACTCATAGTTATTACCTATGCTTTCTTTGTTGTTGTTATTTGGATGTTTCTTGCGGACGCTGTCCGAACACGATGTCGAGCATTCGCTCAATACCGAGATTTTCTTGCTCGACAACCTTGCCGAGCCTGCCTTGAACGCGCTCGCCAGCTTCATACTGGTTTGTGCGCTCAACGTACATACGACGTGCCTTGTACGGTGCCTGAGTAGGGTCACCAGGGAACACGTCCTCAACGGTAATTGCGCCGAGGATGTCGTAGAAGTATGGTGCTTGAATTGCAAGTTGACCTTGCAGGTACGGACGGTAACGACCGTCTTTATCCTGACGAGCCATCGCAGTAAGAACTACTGCTTCAAGCGGTGCCGTTGGGTGCATTGTCAAGTCACGCAGGTCTCGCAAAAGCGCGCCCATGTGACGAAGCAACTCGCCCCACTGTTGCATCTGCATCTGGTTAGTGCCGGCGATGTTATCCATGCACTTAACCTGAAGTTCAGATACAGAGTCAATGATCAACGACTTGAACTGATGCCTACCAAGTTGCAACCATTGGTATGCCTTGAGCACTGTGTCGTACTCAGTGACGTTCACAACGCAGGTGTCCCATGTGCCATCGGCAACAGGCGGCTCCTCACGCAGTGGATCCCAATACTTAACATTGATAGGCAAGAACCGATGTCCTCCTTCAACGTCAAGCATAAGCCGTGGGTATGGTGCAGTGACCGCAAATGATGATTTACCAACCTTTGACTCGCCGTAGACCATGATGGTCAATGAGCGTTGTACTTCTCCCATTATTCGTTTCCTTTCTTCTCTTCTGTCTTGTAGTAACCATACGGGTCGGCGACCGCGTACATCTCGCTTATTGCATGTTCGGCGGCGCTTCCGTCGTCAAACAGTGGGCAAATCGCAAAGAACTGACATTTCCACTTGCAATCTCGGCTTGGCCGTGGATAAACAACTCCGTAATGATCTTGTCCTTCGTCAAGCGCGCCTCTGACGGCCAGCATATCCTTGATGGTGCCATGAATACGTGACGCAAACGCACGAAGTGCAAATTGATTATGTCTGACTTCCATTTGCTCGTAGAACGGAGGCTTTGCATTTGCAGTGCGCTTTACTTTCTTAAGCATCGTAAAGATGCCACCTTCGCTTCGCTCGCCAGCGTTCTTGCCAAGTTCTTTGTTTTGATGGTCCTCGAGAAGCATGTATGTAAGGATCTGCTCATTCATGTGAGCAAGACTTGCAAACTCTGCAAACGAGCCGCCAACAGTTTTGAAGTCGCGGAACATACGCACGCCGTCGCCTTTGCGGCGAACTCGCATGTCAAGCTTTCCTTGAAGCTCAACCTCGCCGTCAAACATCGGCATCGAGATAATTTCTTCAGTTGAAATCATCTCAAGCTCGGCGTCAACTCCGTTCTCTTCTACCCACTGAAGGTATCCTTCGAGCATGATACGACCAAGCTCAGCTTCACTATCCAAGTCAACTGTGTCTCGGTAGCTGTCAATAAGAATTTGCTTATCTATCTTGACGAGCTCAGCGTGCGCCTCAAGAAGTGGGACACCGAGGCCGTAGTGAGCATCAAGAGCACCGTGAATTCGTGTTCCAAGCGCAAGTGCGCCAGTCATGTTCTGTGTTTTTGGTTGAAGTCGTCTGTAGTAGGTTAGCCACCACTTACGACGGCAGTCCTTAAACGTCTGAATCTCTGAGTTAGAGATCTTTATCGGCCGTGGTGTAACAACCACTGGCATTGCTGGTGCATCAAATGACATGCTTAACTCGCTTTCTCATCTTTTAGGATTTTAAGAAGTTGTGTCTTGTCGCGCACAATCTGCTCAAAATTATCGGCTTTTGTATCTAGAACATCAATTACGCGCTCTTCAATTGTTCCTTCTGTGACGTAGTCCATAATGACAATTGAGTCGTGTATTTCACTACCAATACGGTGAACACGATCCATGGCTTGCTTGTGATCAACGAGTGACCACGGACGCTGAAGCATTACAAGTCTGCGTGCCGCCGTAAGAGTAATACCGACGCCGCCTGCCTGTGCTGTAAATAGCACCCATTTGATCTTTCCAGACTGGAAATCATCAACTGCTTGCTGGCGCTCATCTTCGTCCTGCGCGCCAGTGATAAGACCGTGCGGGATCTTCGCCTTGGTCATTTCCTCACTGAGTAGCTCAATAAGCTGGCGCGACACTGCGCATACTGCAACTGAATCATCGCCAAAGTCGCCATTTGCGATGTCGTCCATAAGCGCATCAACTTTACACGATGGACCAATAAGCTTTACTCTGCTTTCGCCTGTTATTTCATCAAAAGTCATTTCAGCGTACGAACTTGCAAATTGCAGCAAACGTGTCGTTTGCGTAAGCGGACTTGGCGCAACTACAGCCTCACCGCCTTCAAGTTCGGCAATCATAAGCTCGCGCATTTGTTCGTACGCTTTCTTTTGCTTTGCCGACATCTCAATGTCGCGGCGCTCCTTGAGTACGGGTGGAAGCCACGGCAATACTCGTGCCTTAAGCATTCGGCGCATTCGTGGATTTATCGCCGCGTAAAACTCATCTGTCATATTAGGCTTTACACCAATCACAATCATTCCGCCGAATGCATTCATCATCGTGTCAACCATGCGATCAATCCACCTAGTCTTGCTTGGCCACTCACTTGGTGACAGCCAGTGAAGAATTGGCCACAGATCCAAGACGTTGTTGGCTATTGGAGTTCCAGTAAGCGCAAAGCGAACATCTGCGTCGCCTGTTGCTGCCCACAACGCACGTGTTTGCTTTGACTTTGGATCTTTTGATCTGTGAATTTCGTCAGCAACCACGGCCTTAAAATCAATACCATTTAGTTCGCGCAAGTGAACTTCGCAGCGATTTTCTGTAACTTTTTCGTCGTGACCTCCGCACTCTGTGCATCGAGCAAGCGCCACTGATCCGTAAGGCGCAAGACGCGAGTGCGAGCGCAGTGACTCCCAGTTAATGACATACACGTCGGCTTCTACTTCAAATTGCTTGCGTCGTTGGCCTGCAGATCCGCGAATAATTTGAACGCTGGCTTCTGGCCACCACCTTGCAAACTCACGCTTCCAGTTTTTCTTAAGCGTGTTTGGGCAAACAATCAACGCTGGCAGTGAACCACCACCTGTTTCATTAAGCTGCTTAAGCGCACGAATAGCCTGTGCTGTCTTTCCTAGACCAGGCTCGTCTGCAAGTAGCGCACGTCGTGCTGTTGATAAGAAAGCAACACCGGCTCGCTGGTGAGGAAACAACGCTTCATCACCGTCGTACGTGTCAAGATCGCGTAGGTCATTTGCTGGTGTTACTCTCGTGGCAAGCTCGTTTGCTGCCCACGCGGACAACGCTGGTCCAATTGCAAGCTCGTTCTTAAATACTGAACGAAGCGCGAGACATGACGACCAACCAAGTGGAACTCTCCACGCTTGATCGCCTGCATTCCATGTCGCTCCAGGTATGCTTTTGCATAGCTCTTTGAAACGCCACTCTGTCTCAATACGGATGTACTCACCCGTTGGGTTGAGATCAACATTTACTGGCACTAATACTCCTCGTCATTTGGTATGTGTCACTGTATCATATACTAAGACAAAAAACGTGCAGTTTTGCAAATTTTTTTCTTAGTATCTATTGAAGTAGTCTTTTTGGCGTCCAGCCATGCTTTGCAAGATACAGAAGACCATGACGAATGGCGTCTAAAGCGTGGCCTTCTCCACCTTTGTGCCAATACCCGAGCTTCTTTATCGCTTCGTTTGGAAACAACCTTTTTGCATCTACTGGTGCTTGAAACACTAACTCGCTTGCAACTCCATTGCTTTCTCGTATGAGGTGCTTTAGAACTCCAATTTGCTCAAGTGAGTACGGGGCCTGCGAGTTCTTTGCTGTTTGCGCTGTGATAGTAAAACGCTCACAAGCTACCTCAAGTGATGTCTCTCTCATCTGTGCATGGGCAATCGCTGACCTAATGACCCAAGCAAACTCATCTGCTTGATACTCACCAGACCAGAGTAGTTCTGGTTCTCCGTTTTCGTACAAAAATAAGCATATTCCAGTTGCTTTGCCAGGATCTACTGCAAGAATAAGTCGGCCTGTCATCGGTATTTATCTCCCCAGCTTTCTAGTGGACCATCAACGTCAGCAGTAAGCGGCACGTTCCAGCCTTCGGTTGTTGTCATGCACTTGCGAACAAGTTGCTTGATCTCTTCAGCACTTTCTCGTGGAGCATTGAGCACTATTTCGTCATGCACTGGAACGATAAGTAGCTCAGTAAGATCCGCCTGGTCAAGCTTTACAAGATTACTCTTAAACACTTCTGCCGCGCCACCTTGGATCAGATAGTTGACCAAAGTATACACGCGGTTGTCGTCACATGGAAGCCTGCGACCAGTCCAAGTGTACACGTAGCCTTGACCTTCAGCTTTAAATCTACGCATGCCAACATCTTCAATGCTTCGTTGGAAGTGGGTCATTCCAGGAAATCTGGCATCAAACGCATCTGATACTGATTTCATCTGTACTTCATGAACTCCTGCTGTGAGCGCCTGCTTAGCGACACCTGCGCCGTACAAACGACCATAAACCATGCTCTTGATGAGGTTACGGCGCTTATCAGACTTTTGCATTGTTGGATCTGCGTAGACCTCGCGGCCAATTTCAGTAAACGGATCTGACCCGGTTGAGTCTGCGATGTTAAACATTGCAGTCAAGTTTGGGTCATCTGCAAGACTTGCGAACATGCGGAACTCAACTTGGTCAAGGTCTGACGTGACAATGACATGATTCTCGTCTTTGGGTATGAATGCACGGCGCACGACATCGTCGCCCTTAGGCAGTGTCTGAAGCGCTGGATTCGTGATTGACATTCGGCTCGTTCGTGCGCCGAGAGTTCGCACTGACGGGTGCACAAGTCCGTTTATGTTTCCATTTATGAAATTAGAAAAGTATGTATTGGCAAGTTTATCTGCTTTGCGCTGCTTAAGCACTGAGTCCGCGAGCTGCTTTACTTCGTCATTGCCGTCACGGATAAGCATTTTAAGCTGATCCTTTGTGCAAGACTTTTGGCCAGTAGGAGTGTATTCGGTAATCTCGGCACCGATGCTTTCAAACAGACGGACAAGTTGCTGGTTACTTGTTATTGATACTCCGTTATACGTTTTCTTTGCCCAGTCTTTTACCAAGTCGCTGTAGTCTGTAAGTTCGCTGAATTTTCGCTTTGAGTAATCAAGATCAACTCGCGCACCGTTCAACTCCATGCGCGTGACAATGCGACGTGTTGCCATCTCAAGTTCGTATGGCTTTCTATATGGACCGTCTGGTCCGCACTGCTCGTAGAACTTTTCCCAAAGCCGTGTGGTCAACACGCAGTCGAGCGCGCCGTACGACCAATATGGTTGAAAGTTTGTTGGAACAGTTCCCCATGTCCAACCGTTCTTTGCAAGTTCAGCATCGAGAGTTTCCTGCAAAGCCACTGCACGACCGTCAACATGAAGCGCGGCTAGTCGCTTAAGCGCGCCTGCGCCAAGTGGATCAATGACGTGCGCCATAATCATCGTGTCATGTGCACGATGCCACGGCAACTGCCACCGAGACTGAACGTCAAACCAACGTGCTTCAAACGCAATGTTGTGACAGATTATTGGGCCATCAAACTTGTCCATTGCTTCGTAGAAAACGCCTGACCATTCGCCCCATGGTATTGACCAACCCTGCATTCCGTCGCCAACTTGCACAAGACGAAGCTGTCCGTGCCACGGCGAGAACGCGTGATCACGGGGATTACCAGGAAGTTCGCCTGTTTCTGTGTCAACTGACAGAGCGTTATGCGGTCTACGCTCGCTCAGCCAAGCCAAGAAATCAGCCGCGCGTTCAACACTGTCTACTAAATGAAGCTGCACGCCTTGCAAGTTGTCAGTTGACATCTGGATCCTTAATAACAGTCAATTCAATCATACATTTTTCTAGATACTCAAGCACCATCGCAGGGTCGCGGTGACTGTCTTGTTTTCTCCAACGGCAGACTACTCTGGTAATTCCAGAATTAGAAATAAGTTTGGCGCACTGCGTGCACGGTGGCGCAGTAATGTACATTGTACCGCCCTGGCTTCTTGACCGATCAACATACATAAGCGCATTAGCCTCGGCGTGAATTGCGGGGCATGCATCGTAAATATTGTCAAGTGGAGCAGTCCCTTTGGCTCTGTCACACCAATTCATACATTCACCTGACTCTGGCCAAGTTGCCGCTGGACCGTTGTACCCGGTTGCAACAATGTGTTGGTCGTGCGAAACAATAGCAGCGCCCATCTGAGCACGCGAGCATCGTGAACGCTTTGAAACAGTTTCAGCTACAGCAAGCCAGACTTCGTCCCAGGACGGACGAGAGTCAGTCATTGTCATCATTCTTTTGGTTGTTCAGTGCTTCGTTGATAGTTCCAGCCATAATTCTTGCCAACAACTCGATGGCGTCCTTGCGCGAGAAGCCAGCCTCTTTTAGGGTTGTGTACAGCTCGTGCATGCTGATAGCCGCATCTTTCATCGGCGATGAGTATTCTCTATCGTTTGACATTATTGCCTCTGTTCTTTTCAATGGCCTTAAGCATTGCTTCTGCGTACCAACGCTCGTTAGGAGAAAGTCTGTTCAACAGCTTACCGTCTGACGTTGCTTGCAGTGCGATAAGCGCAGATGACTCAACCTCGCGCCATGTTCTTCCAGTAATTGAAGGAACCTCAGCAATATTGTTTGTTTTGCGAAGCGCGGCTGCAGCATCGTAGTTTTCTTCGTAAATATGTAACGACCCGACATGATGCGAATATGAGCCAGGCTCGATGCCAAGAATAGACGCAATGGCGATTTGTACGCGAGTGAACTGAAAGAAATCGTATGCCGCGCCGAGCCACACGTCATTTGATCGCATGTACACGCTCATGTTTAGGCGGTTCCTGCGAACACGAAACTGATGGAGGATCGTGCAAGGATAGTCACGCTTTTTCTCAAGCATGTCGCGCTCGGGGTTCCAAATAGTTACAACTGCTTGACGCGTGTCTGGATCTTTCTTGAGCCGATCAACCATGACATCGTACTGACCTTTTGTTCTTGTTCCATACGAACCGTGGAACATTCCATCGTCTTCTGTATAGTTCGCAAATTGTGGGCCAATGTCAATTACGAGTTTTGGAAAGCTAGTTCCAGAAAGAAGTTGACATGCTTCAACTGCGCCAATACCTGGAACAGTGCCACGGTTTACACTAAGTGGAAGCGCGTCTACAGCATTGTGGATATGGATTGTCGCGTCCTCAATTTCAAGTGTGTTTAGTCCACGCGGAGCAGCAGGCTCACCATGCTTAAGTACGTGATTTACAAGATCAACATAGCCATTTACACCGTCTTCAATATCAATGTGTTTTACCGAAGAATCCATTTATCTTCCTTATCTGCTCCAATGTGAATAAATCTTTCAATCGCGTTTCCGTACTCTACACGGTCGTGATGGTGAAACCTGCGAACGTACTGCGGGTGCGGAACTACGATCACGTCTTCGTCTGGAATTCCAAACATCTTTAAACGAACAGCGGCCTTTCGACCAAGCGCAATAACTGTTGGGCTACCGAGAGCTTCCCAGAGATCCACGCACCTATCGCCAAACACATCATCTGAGTTTATGATTCCAATTTCTCGCCAAAGTGTCTTTGGCAGTGCTGACATTAGATAGTCACCAGAGTTCTTGTCAACAGGCATGAACGGAAGGATCGTCACGTCCTTGTGGTTGCGATTATCGCCAACAAGAAGCGCTGTCGGCGCAGGTGCGCCAATGTATTCTGGAAACGGAACAAGATGCTTTACACTTTTGGCGACTTCTTCTGCTGTTTCAATGATACGAGCTGCCAGTCTTGGAATATCGTCAAAGCTGTCTGGTTTTGGCGTAATCATTGCCTCAAGAGTATGGACTGAAAGAGCTGCTTTTTCATAAAGCTTTAGAATTACTTCAAGATCTTCTTCTGACACAAAGTCATCGCCACGGCCGCGCAGACGAGACTGAATTACATCAAGCGGTTGGTAAAGCCAAAACTGCGCCATTCCACGTGACGCCATGAACATCTCAACCCATCGCCACCCAGGAATACCTAAAAGGCCATAGTCATCTTCTATACACGTGTGAGGGCGCTTTAGAGGGGCGTATGTGACCTCGCCCCAGTGCCATCGGTCAGCAACAACGTGCTCTTCTGTAAAGTTGCGGCGCTCAATATCAATTGCGTATTCGTGAAGTGCCCACCTGCGAGTTTCCTCTGCTGGTCGCCCTTTGTGTGGAGTCTCCACTGGACCGCGCTCTTTGAGTTGGCGGACAACTTCAGCGCAGAGAGAAGTTTTTCCTGATGCGTCGGTTCCTTCAATTGCTATAAACATTTGCGTCCTTTGTCGTTTGATGATCAACTATATCAATAAGTATTGCTCAATTACGGGATCATCTCGATTTTATAGATTGATTCAATTCCAGCGTCAACAGCTGCAGCTTCTTCAAGAAGTCGTTGCGCGACATTAGTTAAATACCTTGCGCCAGCATTGTCATACTTGTATAGCGCTTCAAGTACAGCGCCTGGATCTTCACTAACCTGTGCCCAATAGCGATCTTTTTCTGGAAAAACTAGCCCTGCTTCAACAGATGGGCCACAGTCTGGACACGGAACTGCGTCGTTTTTAAGTAGCTCAGGTGCGATTTCTTGAAGACCGTAGCGCTTTACAAGATGGCATGCTGCGCCATGAAATGTAACTGACACACCGACACGAGAAAGAACATATGAGCCGCTTTCTGTCTTATAGAGTTCAAACTCAATCCAACGAGTTGAGCCAGATTTCCAAGACGACGATGCGCCTAGAAGATTGCCGTTAAATTGAAGTGTTCGCGATCCATCTTTTACTTGTATCATTTGGGGTCTTTTCTGTATCGTTGTGTGCTTATATAGACGCTATCAAAGCTTATGAGCCGTAATGGTTACTTACGGCAGCTAACAAACCACGTTCTGTAGACTTTCTTTGTAGTTGAATCCTAGGTTTTCAATGTACTTGTCATACATCTCGTGGTCTTTTGCTCCGTAATAGCCAAACTCGTTTCCCATGAGTATTTCTTTGAAGAACAGCCTATGAGAATGCGATAAAGGCGCCAATGCACCGAACTTCTTAGATTCCGTAACAAAGTCAATTTCAACTGATTCTAGGTACTCGGGAGTTTTATGAAGTGTGTAGGAAACGTTGTTATGTATTGAGAAGATACGAAATCCGCGGGTCCAAGCTCGCATCGGGTACACATATTCTTCCCCAAAGAATATCAGTCTTGGGTCAGGCATAACTTCAAAAAAGTAATCGTAGGTTGAGAATACTTCCCCAGCGGCGATAAGAAAATGTTCAACATAGTTCTTACTCGGATCTGGGTCTACTGCTGGGCTGTTGATGATGTATGAACTATCAAAACGAGTAAGCAACTCTCGCTGAATATCTACTCCATGGCGATAGTCGTACCTTTTTGTTTGAAATGTCTTTTCGCCGTTTTTGCCTTTTTCGTAAGTGCTTGGCCTATGTGAAATTATGATCTTATTGTGCTCGGTTTCTTTTTCTATTTTTTCGTAGTTCTCTTTAAGCAGGGTGTCCCAGTTTTTTACGAAAACAGTATGAGCATCTACTCGTAAAACATAGTATTGATCTTTCCATAGATACAGGGCTTCAAGCATGGCGATACCCAAACCTCGTGGAGACGGCGACGTAATGTTTGAAACTGCGACATTTTCAAACATTGAGAAGTCTTCAAAACTTCCATATATTTTTTGATTACAAACGCCAATAAAAACATTAGAAGGCGAACTCGCATTCTCAAACGCACTTATCACAGTGTCCATGAGATCAGGCTCATGGAACGACGGAAGCATTATAAATACGTCGTCATTTCGCTTCATATGAGTACCGCTCTACGACTGCTAATCAGCAACAAGTCAAGTTACTTTTGCGCTGTCAGCTGATCTTGAAGCGATTTAATGACAGATTTCAATATTGCGTTGTCCCTGGCGTAGTTTGCAACCTGCAAACTAAGCTCATTTATTACAACACCGTAGTCAATTTCAGAGACTGCCACAACCTGTGGCGTGATTTTTTCATTCATTGTTACACTCCATTTGTCGTTCCTCCTGCGTAGTTGTACCATCTAACAGCAGCGTAGCGTATTCCGCTAGCAACTGGTTTGACACTGTGCATATTTTCAAAGCCTGCGCCAAACACTACAATTTTGCCTGCGCCTCTTGAAACTTTTATTTTCTTGTGCTTAAACACTAGATCTCCGCCAGTGTAGCTATCATTAAGAAGTATTGAAACAGCCACTACTCTTGGAAACTCTATGCAGTCGTCAACATGATCATGAAAAGCGCCGTCTCGCTCGTACCTTGTGAGCTGCCAATTATGTGATTGAAGCTCTGGTATGCTATACATTTTTCTAAAGTCTTCAATAATTGGAGCAATACCAACTTCAAGGCTTTCGTACAGTCTGCGGATTGGATCGTGCACATGACACGAAAGCTGCGTGCTATTTATGAACTTGACATAGCATGTTCTCGCTAGGTAGTTCACGGCTGGTTCTCTTTCATTGTCCAGTACCTGGGCCGGCGCCCAAAGCTTAAAGCACGCGTTCTGCGTAAGTCCTTTTAGAACTTGAGCTGACTCCCGCGAGATTTGATATTCAACTATTCCAGGCGCCAGCACTTTCTTATCAACGACAGACATATCAACTAGCTCGATTTCATCGTCAATGTAGTTTCCAAGAATGTTGTCGTACAAAGACAAGACTCCAGCGTAGTTGTGGCACGCGCATACTGGCTGATTTACTGGCGCATCTGGCATTGGAATGTAGCGATTTCTATTGAAAAATCTAATGTCTCCATCGCTCCCATATCGCCCGATGCCGTGTTCTTTTGATTTCTTTTGTATCCAGTGATCAGGCCTTGTAAAGTGCATGAACACTACAGTAGTGTGCACGTCGGTTCGTCTAGACGGAAACGGGGGTCTAGCATGAATATGCTGTTGTCCAGCAAAGATGATTCCTTCATTTTCATTTTGCTCATATTGGTTTCCTTCAACAAGCAAATTCCATTTTGCGGTATTTTCAATTGTAAGATCAATAGTCGTCTGTGTTCCGTTTTGATCAGTGTGCTCCCAAAGATGTGGAATACAGCCATCAACTGATTGGTACCTAACCGCGTAAAAGTAGGCTTTTAGAAGCGTGTCATCATTAAACAGTTCTCTTGCTTTAGCCAGCGCGTAGTCTTCAATGTCTTTTGAAAAACCTACAGGAGACTCCCAGCGCCCGATCATGGTGTGGTATTTAAGCGGGCCGTCAGGTCCCATTTTTAAGTTGTCTACTGTTTGTTTTATACGAGAAAACATCTCGTCTGGAAAGAATGACTTGATGACTACTGGTTCGCTAATTAGCGGATCTGGTAGTTCAAATTCAATCTTTCCATTTCTCATATCACCACTTACCAAGAGGGCATTTTGCGTTTAGCAACCGTGTCTTCATGTTCATAAAGCACCCGCATTCGAGACACTGCTTTGTTAAATGTAGAAATCGCTCACAGCCGTTGCAGACCGAAAGCCTTGAACTTGACAGCTCTTCATTTGCTCTTGGAGCATGTGGATTTATTAGATCAAGTGGAGTTACTCCACCGTTCTTTTCCTTAAACTTCTCCCAGCGAGACTTATCACTCATCTGTTCCTACTACAACATTTCCCATTCCATCAATACGACGCTCAACGCCGCCGACAGTCTGCATTATGTAGAAACCTTTTTCATCATGCTTCCAGCCAGCCGCAACTTGAAGGCTTTTATCACGCGTTATTCTAATTGCAGTCGGCTCACTCAGCAGAACAGAAGTTAGAAGCTCGTCAAGGATCATGTCAGTTGAAGTGTCGCCAACCGTGGCTGTAATCACTTCAACTTGCTCTCCATTGATCTCTTCCATTCGCGCCGTGTACGCCGGGTTTGCTAAGAAGATGTTGTCTCCGATTGGCGGTGAAAAAGCTTCGGCAGCTACAACTTCTCCGTTGATCACAAAAGCAACAGGAGTTGCTGGTCTGTCAGTTGTAGTTGAGTCTCCATCGCGCTCTTGTAAGTAAAAAATGTCTGTTGCTGTAAGTATCATGAGTATACCTTATCATTTTAGATTAGTGAAATGTTGACCAAAGCACGACTAGCACACACCACCAGATGCGTTGCTTGCACCGCACTGTCCAGGGAAGCTACATCCAGCGAATCCAATGTCACCTGGGTTACACGTTCTGCCTGATGGTGGCGGTGTTACTGGTGGAGTTACTGGTGGAGTTACTGGTGGAGTTACTGGTGGAACTACTGGTGGAACTACTGGTGGAACTACTGGTGGAACTACTGGTGGTGTAACTGGTCCTGCAGGCGAAGTACATGTGCCGCCTGAAGCGGCTGGATCAACGCACTGGCCAGGTGCCGAGCAACCGAAGAATCCAACGTCGCCTGGGTTGCAGAACTTATTTGAAGGAACAACTGGTGCTGTAACTGGAGCGGTAACTGGAGCAGTAACTGGAGCGGTAACTGGAGCAGTAACTGGAGCAGTCACAGGAGGTGATGCTGGTGAAGTGCACGTGCCGCCTGAAGCGGCTGGATCAACGCAGTCACCAGGTGCCGAGCAACCGAAGAATCCAACGTCGCCTGGGTTGCAGAACTTGAGCGTCGGAGCAACTGGTGCTGTAACTGGTGCTGTAACTGGAGCGGTAACTGGAGCGGTAACTGGAGGAGTAGGCGTGCATGTGCCGCCTGAAGCAGTTGTTGAGACGCAGTCACCAGGCGCGTAGCACCCGTGGAAGCCGATGTCTCCTGGGTTACAGAATTTGTAGACTACAGCAACAGGAGATACAGGAGCAACAGGTGACACAGGGGCAACACCACAACTCTGAATGCAGTACGAGTCTGTAGTACCGTTGCTGTAGAGAATATTGCAATAGAGATTTGATCCGTCGTAGTTAAGTGAGTACGTGTTCGTGTCGTTTTGCGCATCATAGCGTATTCCAGTTGGAAGAAGCTCTGTCTGATTGTTTGCTTCGTTATACGAGACAACTCCATCGTAGGTAAATGCGGTGACGTTTCCTGGCCAGTTGCCGCCTCCTCCTGGCAGCGGGCCAGAAGGACCATTGACGAGCATTCCTGCGATTGCGCCTGTCCAGCCAGCGTCCCCGAGGTTGCCAATGTACATGTTTCCTAGGAATGTTCCACCAGTAAACAACGTGTCGCCGACAATTGTCCAACCAGCAATTGAACTACCTTCACCGCCAAATCCTTGACCAATTTGAATGTCAATACCTGTCAAAGTTCCTACGGTAATGTTTCCAGCGTCAAGGTTTGACACTGTAATAACACTTGCGTCAATCGTTCCTGCTGTAATCTTATTTGCGCTTACAGACGCAATGGCGTTGTCGCCAAGCGCGTTGGCCTGCCACACTGTACCTGTCCAGCGATAAATCTTATTTCCGTTGTCTGTTTCAAACCAAATGTCGCCTACAGCGGTCGCTGTCGGCTCATCGGCCTGGTGGAACGCTTTATTTTTGCCGTCTGCAGTCGTAATTGCGTAGGCAATGTTAGAACTTACTGTATTGCTAAGATTGTTTTCTTGTACAGCATTATTTGCCAATTCGTAGTTTGTTACCGCCTGCCTAACGATTGCCGTTGTTGGAACAGAGCGAACTTGCAATTGCGTAGGGACAGCACGCTTTTGAACAGTGCGCAGCCTTGAGTCCATATGCGTAATCATTCGGCCAACGCTTCGAAGGCTTCTACGACGAATGCTAGCCACGTTTATCTACTTCGTACTCTGAGATCAAGTTGAGGTCAACTTTTTCTGGAAACGTTGGAACATCTGGCACAGAAACAGTAAATGAGTCAATCTTACGGACAATGACAGTGTCGCGCGGTTCAAGATCACTCGCTAGACGTGCGCGAAAAAACTCGTCGTTAACATTCA